CGGCGCACGAGAACCGAACCTGGACTTGATCCGGAAATATTGCGAAGTGCTGCACTGCACGCCCAACGAACTGCTTGCCGATCCGGTGAAGGAGGAGGCGTGAAACGGAAGCGCAAGCCTGCGTACCTGAAGATCATCGAAGGGATGCAGGCCTGCTATGGTGGTCTGGATGAGCGTGACTGCTCCCGCTGTCCTTACGACAAATACAATGACGCCGGCTTCTACGGTGAAGGCGGAGCAAACTGCATGCTGAAGCTGAACGAGGACGCGAAGAAGTGGGCGGAATCAATGGAGATGTTCACGAACTGCGGGGACTGCGTCTGCTTCAGCAGGAATCGAGATGAAAACGGTGAATGGCGTTTTACAGACGGCAAAGAAACCGATGGTTACTGTTCTGTCTGGCACACAATGATGGTCCAGACAGAATATTGTTCGAGAGGAGCGATGAAGGACTGATGACGAAGGAAGAACTGGAGGAAAAGCTTCAGGCGAAGCTGGACGCCGGAGAGATCACCCCGGAGGAGGCTGAGGCCGAATGGCAGGACTGGATGCACCGGGATGAGGTGTGGCAGGAATGGTGATCAGGGGTCAGTGAATGAAGTATGAAGAATGAAGAAGGAGGAGTGATGTTTGATATTGATGAGTTTTTGACGACTTCGGCCGTTGATGTGAACGCGACGGAGATCCGCTTCAAGGATAACCGCAGCGGTGAAGTACTTACCCGCACGATCTATCGTCCCGGAAAGCGGCTGAATTTCAACCGGCTGGCCGATGAGATGAAGAACTACGGTTATACGCTGATGTGGATGAGCGATGCCCCGGATGATCTGCCGGGAAAGCTGAACTGGTCGGAACTGTTCGGTTACTTTATGGAACGAGGTGCGGCATGAGAAACAGAAGTCAGAAGCCAGTGGACAGCGAGCCGATCGGGGCAGTCGTTGCGGCGATGATGCCGTTCTTCGTGATCTTCCTGTTGGCTGCATTGTGGAGGCTGGGATGAACACACGCAAGGGATACACAAACGAGCCAAAAGTTCAGCCGACGGAAGTTGTTTTTGAGGCAAAAGAGCCGGAGCCGATCATTTACCAGTACGGACTGGTTTATGAGAAACTACACGGATTCTGGGCGGGGTTTTACCGCGGTCTGATCTGGATGTACGGAGAAGAGGAAGCGAAAGCTCGGCTGTTTGAAGTGGTCCGGCAAATGAACAGCGGTGCCAACCACCACGAAGACACCGCTGTACAACTGGTACTTTTTTAAATTACCAAAGAGGATTATATCATGAAAAAGAAAGAACAAAAGGCGATTTGCCGGATGTGGTACATGGGGCGGGAACCGGTCGAGGTGCTGCACTACGCGATCATCTATAAAAAGACCTACGCAGAGATTCGCTTTGCGGACGGACGACGCCACACGGTGCCGGCGGATGAGCTTTACAACCACCAGTGTGAGGTGGTGAGGGAATAAGCGCAGCTCGGTTGCCAGTCACTTGTGCCGGCTTCGCGGCAGCAAGCGGCTGGCCCGGTGCGCGTCAGGAGGAAACATGGCGTTGAATATCAGTTCGGGGAAGATCTCCCGGGCGGTGAAGACGGTGATATACGGACCGGAGGGAATCGGGAAAAGCACACTCGCGTCCCAGTTTCCAAACCCGCTGTTCCTGGACATGGAAGGCGGTACGGCTCAGCTGGATGTGCGGCGAATCGAAAAACCGAAGAGCTGGCCGGAGCTGATCGCGACGGTTGAAGAAGTGGCGAAAACGCCGGGGATCTGCGGGACATTGATCCTGGACACGGCAGACTGGACGGAAGGAATGCTGATCAACCACATCTGTGAGGTCTACAGACAGAAATCTATTGAATCCTTTGGGTACGGGAAGGGTTACACGTATCTGGGTGAGGAATGGGGGAAGCTGATGGATGCTTTCACCCGGGTGATCGAATCCGGCAAGAATGTGACGATCATTGCCCACGCAAAGCAGCGGAAAGTTGAACTGCCGGACCAGGCGGGAAGTTTCGACCACTGGGAAATGAAACTCAGCAAACAGGTTGCGCCGCTGCTGAAGGAATGGAGTGATTTGCTGCTGTTCCTGAATTACAAGACGTACGTGGTGACGACGGACACGAATACGCGGAAGGCGCAGGGCGGAAAGCGGGTGATGTACACCAGCCACAATCCGGTGTGGGACGCGAAGAACCGCCACGGGCTGCCGGAGGAAGTGGAGATGAGTTTCAAGCCGCTGGAGAAGATCTTCGTGAATGAAGAAGGAAGAATGAAGAAGGAAGTGGTCAGTGGCCGTGAGGCGGGTACAGGCCCCAACGGGTCCAGTCCCCTGGCACGCTTAACAGAGCTTATGGCGGAGGCGGGGATTGAGGATTATCAACTGCGAAAGGTGGTGGCGGCGAAGGGGCATTACCCTTTCGAGACACCGTTGAGCGATTACTCCGAGAGAATCATCAATGGTTTCTGCATCAAGTATTTTGACAAAATTGTCGAACAAATCAGAGGAGATGAAGCATGAGTGAATACACCAATACCCAGCCACAGGAAATGGAATGGGATGACGTTATCGAAAACGATGGTCAGGAGTTTATCATCCTGCCGGAAGGCGACTATGTTTACACGGTCGTCGGTTTTGAACGAGGCTGGCAGAACAGCACCGCGAAGATCCCGAAGGGCTGCAATAAAGCGATCCTGACACTGGAGATCCAGACCGCGGATGGTCCGGCACGGGTAATGACGAACCTGCTGCTGATCCGCAGCGTTGAGTTCAAAATCAGCGCATTCTTCCGCTCCATCGGGCTGAAACAGCACGGGGAACGGCTGGTGATGAACTGGAACAAGGTCATCGGGGCGAAGGGTATGGCGCACATCAAGCCGCGGAAATACACCGGGAATGACGGTCAGGAACGGACGGCGAATGACGTTGACCGCTGGATCGATTACGATGCGGCACGGATGAACAGTATTGCGCAATCCCCGGAGCTTTTCAACAATGACGATGATATTCCGTTCTGACAGGCAATAGGCAATAGGAGATAGGCAATAGGGGTTTGAGGTTGGGGGCTTGAGGCTGGTGATTAGTCACTATTGCCTATTGCCAAATGCCTATTGCCTAATTTGAAAGGAACAACATGAATCTGAGACCTTATCAGGAAGCGGCGAAGGAAGCGGTTCTCGGTGAGTGGGCGAAAGGCCACCGAAAGACGGTGGCTGTTCTTCCGACCGGGACGGGAAAAACGATTCTCTTCGCTTCCATCATTGAACATCAGGTCAGGCAGGGAGGCAGGGCACTGATCCTTGCCCACCGGGGTGAACTGCTGGAACAGGCAGCGGATAAACTGCGGAAAAGCACGGGGATCGAATCCGCGCTGGAAAAAGCGGAAAGCACCTCCCTGGGAAGCATGTTCCCGGTGACAGTAGGTTCCGTGCAATCGATGATGCAGCCGAAACGGCTTGCTCAGTTCCCGCCGGATTATTACAGCGATATCGTCATCGATGAGGCACATCATGTGCTTTCCGACAGCTACCAGCGGGTTTTGGAGCACTTCCCGACCGCAAACATCGTCGGGGTGACGGCAACACCTGACCGGGGAGATAAGCGAAACCTCGGTCAGTTCTTTGACAGTCAGGCGTATGAATATTCAATGCGGCAGGCCATCAAAGACGGTTATCTGGTGCCCATCAAGGCACAAATGATTCCGCTGGAAGTGAACATCCAAAGCGTGGGCGTTTCCAACGGTGATTATGCCCTGGGCGACATCGGTGAGGCTTTGGACCCGTATCTGGAGCAGATCGCACACGAGATGAAACATTACTGCGCAGGGCGGAAGACGGTGGTTTTCCTGCCGCTGATCGCAACAAGCCAGAAGTTCTGCCGGATGCTGCAGGACGAGGGCATGAAGGCCTGTGAAGTGAACGGATACAGCACTGACCGGGCGGAGATCCTTGCGGACTTTGAAGCGGGAAAATATGACGTGCTGTGCAATTCGATGCTGCTGACGGAAGGCTGGGACTGCCCGGCGGTGGACTGCATCGTAGTGCTAAGGCCGACAAAGGTACGGGCGCTTTATCAGCAGATGGTCGGGCGGGGGATGAGACTTTCCCCCGGGAAAGAAGATCTGCTGATCCTGGACTTTTTGTGGATGACGGAACGGCATGACCTGTGCCGGCCGTCCTCGCTCATCGCGAAATCGGAAGAAATCGCGGCAAGAATGGACGAAAAGCTGAAGGAAGACGATCAACAGCATGACTTACTTGAAGAAGAAAAGGAAGCGGAGCAAGATGTTGTCAGGCAGCGGGAAGAAGCGCTGGCGGCTCAGCTTCAGCAGATGCGGAGCCGGACAGGCAAACTGGTCGACCCGATGCAGTTTGCCTTTTCCATTGCGGCAGAAGACCTGGTGAATTATGAACCGACCACTGTATGGGAAATGGGCCCGGCAAGCGAAAAGCAGTTAGCTTATCTGGAAAAAATGGGGATCGACCGGGCAAATGTTCATAACATGGGAATGGCCAGTCTTTACATCGACCGGCTGATCAGCCGGCGGAATGAGGGGCTTTCCACACCGAAGCAGATCCGCTATCTGGAAAAGCGGGGATTCAAACATGTGGGCACGTGGAGCTTT